CTGTGCCGAGTTGTCGACTTTCTGTCGACTCGGAACGGAATCCTCGAATTTCCGGGGAAAGAACGGTGGAGGCGGGGGGAGTTGAACCCGGTGCTGTTTCCGCGGTTTTGTGGGATTACTGGGCGAATCCACGAAATCACCGGCAACTTCCGGCAACCATCGGCGGCCTGTTTGTCGACTTCTGACGACTGAGGCGGGGAGCCTGAATCCCCCCGCCTTACGGGGTCAGCAAGCCCTTGGTCCGGAGCTTCGCCAAAAGGTCGTTCAGTGCGGCCCGGGCCTCGGTGTCGACAGTGGCCCCACCCGTTGCGTCCGCGATGGCCGCCATGGCGGCGCCCACAACCTCCACCCACGCCGAACCGTCCCAGCGTTTCGTGATCCACCCGGAGTCCGGCCGGATGATGACGTAGCCGGTTTCGATGGTGCCGGTGGGGTCGGCGGTGACGACGGCCGGCCGCAACTGGATCCACGTCCCCGGCGTGCCGGCGACGGTGCAGACCCATTCCCCGCCGAGGGCGTCAATGTAGTGGTCCGACAGTTCCCAAGTACCAGTGGATGGCGGCCCCTGCGTCGTGACGGCGACGCCAGCGACAAGCGTGGGGAGGTGCTGGAATCCGCGGCGGTCGAGTGCCTCGAAGTTGGATTGAGCCACCACCGCGGGGGTGAGGCTCGTTTCGATGTCTGAAAGGACTCTCATGGTCAGATTCGGGTGACGGGCAGGGTTGCGGGTGAAGGGCTTATCAGCGCCCCGGATCGGTGCCGGGCGCGAATGGTAAATGAGGCAGGGGAGCCGAGGGCGCCCGAGAGGGTCGCAAAGGTCAGCGTGTGCGACGTGGTGCCGGCCGAGACCTCGACGGACAAGACGACGGTCGATGACCCGTTCAGGACCTCCAGCAGGACCGCGAAGGCGTCGGAGGACGTCACGGCCCAGCGGTCGAAGAGTTCGAGGGTGGGCCATGCCGCCGGGTCCCACTCGACCAGAAGGTCCGTGGAGCCCGCCCAACGCGGGGAACGGTGTTCAGAGTCCACCCGGAGGTTCAACGGGCTTGGAGGGCCAAGGGAGGCGCGGGAGACAGGCACGGAGAGCGTGGCGGCCAGCGAAAGGTCAGAGCGCCGGCCAAGGATCCCAGGTTGCGCCTTCAGGACCACGGTGGAGTCTCCGGGGGTGGTGACCTCAACGCCGGAGCGACGGCGGGGCTGGAAGATCCAGACTTGGTCCGTGGCCACCGCTCCCTCGCGCTCCGACCCGTGCCTGCCCCGGATAATGCCAAGGTCGTACTGGCCAGCGGCAACCAGCGTTGCCGAGGTCACGAGGATCCACTCGTCCCCATTCAACAGGTACACCCGGCCCGCGCTGATGTCCCCGGACGGGAACTTCCGGAGGTCGGTGTCTGGCGCGTTCAGCGTAAGCCGGACCACAGCGCCAACCGTCGGACCATCAATCGGAAGGTCGGTGTCCAGTGTGGCGCGGGCGTCAAAGTGTCCGCTGCCGTCCCCGACCTGCTCGAAGGAGGTATCCGGAAGCTGGCGGTGCAACCACCATCGGTCATGGGCCAGCGTCGCGGGTGCGACCCAAACGGCGACCTGCGGGTTCTCCCCGGCAAGTCCTGGAGGCAGGACGGCCGCGTGTGCGGCTTCGGCAGGCTCCGCTTCCAGCGTCGTCACTGTCGGAGGGGTGAATGCGGGGGGCAGGGCGTACACCCCATTCAACAGCGATTGGTCAGCATCGCAGACGAGGCGGATGGACTGGGCCCCGGCCGATGGAATCTCCACCGTCCGGATGCGGAGCCGCATGTTGGTGACGCCGAGGTGGGCGTAGAAGAGGCGGATGACGTCCCCGGGCTGCCGACCCACCGCCGAGGATCGGAGGCAGGACAGGGTCACGGAGCCCCGAGGGCGGCCCATGCGTTGCGCAAGGACGGCCGCGGCTCTGGACGCGACGGCCGGGTCCGTGATCCACGGACGTTCTACCACAGGGAGCCGAGTCTCGCCGGTGACCGCGATGTTGCTGGGGTCGTCCGCCTGAATCACGTCCGCCTTGTAGTACACGGATCCGTTCGTGAATCGCACCTGGACCCCGGAGGACGTGTCCGCCCACGCCCCGGGCTGGAACTCTGGCTCTTCCGTCAGGTCAGCCTCCGACAGGATCGGCGGGACCGTCGATGAGGGCAAAGCGCGCACAAGCCCCAGCTTCAGCTTCCCATCCGTGCCGGTGTGGAAGTAGGCGTCGACGTGCTCCCCGAGGCGAACCAGCAACTCCCGAAGCGTGGCCTGCGCGTTCAGGACGACGCTGATTCCGGTCTCTTCGGTTTCCAGAGCATCCCCAACCGAAATGAAGGAGGCTTGGTCAATCGCCGAGTCAGGGCGGCCGAGGCCGAAGCGGCTGGACGTGACCCACTCCCACACGACGAGCGGGAGGTTGACTCCGTCACCGATTGCCGCGGCCGGCGTGAACCACCCAGGCGCGGTAGGCCTGCGCGTCACCACCACCTCAATCGATGGCGCGGTGTTCCTGCCCTTCCCGAAGAGAAGCTGGTCGAAGACGATGTAACAGAGGCCGGAGTAGGCCGGGTGAGCTTCGATGGTGTTGAACGCGTCCAGCACCGGGTCAACGGTCTGCGTGACGGTGCCCCAGTAGATCCGTGCGGACCCGCGCTCCTCAATGGTGATGTCCGCGAAGTCCTCGCCGTCGACACGGTCCAGCGCGCCGTCAGCACCCCACACGCGTTCATCGTCGAACCAAATCTCGTGCAGGGTCCCGACAACGCCCAGGCACACGGCCGCGCCAAAGGTCGCGTAGTACGAAGTGGTGCCGCCACCGCCGCCACCCTTGCCTCCACCACCCTTGCCGCCGCTTTCGCTGGTCTCAGTGCGGTAGCCGAGGGCTTGCGAGAGGAACGTCACCCCGACCCGCTGCGTCCCGGCAATGTACGGGATGGGTCGTGCGGTTTCGTTCGTGCTCGTCCGCAGGTCGTCGAGGCCGGCCAACTTCGGCCGCGCCTTCGGGATGTCGTTGGTGTTTCCGCCAAAGCTCACGATTCAACCTCCTCCATGGGCCGATACACCGCACGCAGAAGCGATGCCCACAGCGGTTCCGCGAGCTTGCGCACCTTCACCCCGTAGCGGGGCATGGCGTTGACGAACTGCCGGTTGCCGGTCCCAAGGAAGATGCCGGCATGGTGGGCAATCTGAACGCCTCGGGAGGGTGCGAAGCACAGCAGGTCGCCGGGGATGAAGAGCGTGCCCTCCACCCGCTTAAACCGTCCGCTCTCTTCCAGCCACCGGCACAGGGCGGACTCCGGAAGGTGCATCCCTCCGTCCAGTGTGTAGGGAGGTGGATCGAATGACGGCAGGACCCCGATGCGATGCAGGACGAGGCCCGCGAGTTGGACGCAGTCCACGCCGGCGCCGCGCACCCGACCATGGTCGGCGAACGGCGTGTCCAGCCAGAGCGCAACCTCCGCCATGAGGGCCTCGATCCGTTGGTCCGTCCTGAAGTATGGGGCTTTCATGGTCACTTCTTTCCGCCTGCTCCGGTGACCTCCACCGGCTTGATGCTGAGGTTTGTCCGGGGAACGAAGGGGGTTCCGCCGAACCGGGTGTTGCTGAACTTTGGGCATCCTCCCGCTCCGTTGGTCTTGTCGCACCCGGGCCACATGGACACCGCATCCGACACGGCCGCCGCTGCCGGTGGTCGTGCGTTCAGCGTCAGGACAACCTCACCCCCAGCTTCCTCTGTGCTGGCCAGGATGGAGAGGATCACCGTCGAAGCTCCGGACCCGAACCGGATCGTGCCGCCCGCGAAGTAGCCGGCCGCATAGGTCGACGCCACCGCCACCCTCACGGCTTGGTACCAGATGAACGCAATCGTCGCGTCCACCTGGTAGGATGTGCGGTCCACCCCGCACGTCGTCAGGTCGTACAGCGCATAGGGGCACCGCGGCCCGAACAGGATGTGAGGGAGCCGGCTGTCGAGTGAGTCCAACCAACTCGCGAAGGTCATGGTGACGTTTCGCCCTTGGATTTGCATGGACCCTGACTCCCGGCCGGTGAACAGCACGGTGACGGTGTCAGGCGTCGCGGCCTGCGCTTGGCTGATCTCCACCCACAGGGGCCACGCGCCGGGGCGGTCGACACCCTCGCACCATGGAAGTGACGGGTCCCACATTGCCGACACCTCCACGGATTCCTGATCGGTTGTCACTGCTCTCCGGATCGTGCCGTGGGTCAGGTTCTCGGGCGCGAAGGTCTCACCGTTGCTGACGACGGGGTCGGCGAACGACGTGTAACGCCAGGACGTTTCCGTGCCTTCGATGACGCGGAAGAAGCGGTACAGGAACACGGGTTGGTCCCCGGTTACCGCGGTGACGTACTCCGTGGGGAGTTCGAGCACCTTCACCGTCACGTCCTGCAGCCCCTCGTCGATGATCGTGCCACGGATCACGTCGTCAGCCAGTCGGACGTAGAGGAGCCGGTGGACGGTCCAGCCGGTGGTCGGAGTGGACGGCAACGCGGGATCCAGCGTGAGCCGGTCAACGTCGCCGTCCTCGGTAACCGCGGTGACCTCTGCGCCGTGGGTGCCGCCATCTGGATCGGTGAAGACCAGATGCACGCACGGGTCATCGTCCCAGGTGCTCGCAAGGTCGAAGCCGGCCAAGTCCACCGATGTCCCCGATGCGGCAGCCACGACGGTCCCGATGCGGGCATGGTCAGCGAACCAGAACCCAGTCAGCCGTCCCTTGGTCGAGTCGCAGAACGCATCCCAGGCAGCAATCTCCGCCGCGCTCTGGAGCGTCATCGTAAACTGCCACGCCCGCATCGGGTGGAGTTGAAGCGGCGACAGGTCGGTAAGCCCGAAGCCGTGGAGCTTCTCCCGCACGTCGTAGGTCCACTGCCGGCTGGGGCTGTTCGCCCAGTTCGTCGCGAACGGCCACACGGGTCTGGAGAGGTAAGTGGTCATGCTTCTGGCTCTGGTGCCGGTTGGTGGAGGTAGTGGTCCCAGTGCTCATCCTCGGGCCATGGCGAGCGGTACCAGGACACGCGGGCGACCATTTCAACTCCGAGATCCCGAAGCGGCCGGCTGGTCGTATTGAACACGTCGAGCCACGTGAACAGCACGTCGCCGCCCTCGCTCGGCTCGCCGGTGACCGGATCCAAAAGGCCGCTGTGGACGGAGATTTCGCGAACCTCCTCTTCGTCCGCCATGTACGGGATCACGCCGACGGAAACGAACTCCGTGTGCGACGTGGCGCTCGCGGCGTACTCGCCGGCGGGGACGCTGGTAGGGTAGCTGAACCCAACGTAGTAGAGCCCCGTGTCCCCAGCCCACTCGTAGTAGGGTGTGAGTCCGTTCTGACCAACCACCCCGATTTTTGCCAGGTCGTACCCGGTGTAGTAGGCGGATCGGTAAATCTGCTTCTCGCCGGTCTGACCTTCAATCGACTCGTTCCACGATCCAGTGGCAAACCACATCCGGACCTCCCCAGGCGCGTTGTAGGTCTGGCCCCACGCATAGTCTGTCACGCTCGCCGGCTCGATGACGGTCCGAATCCCGAACGGGTCGGATGAGTCGCTTGGCGGGTCGAGGTCGTAAGCGTCCTGACACTGCTCGCCAAGTCCTCCAGTCGTCAGGATGTCCGGCTTCATGTCGCCGGACGCCTGCGACCACGATCCTTCCTTCGTCGTGTTGACTGAGCGAGTGGGGCTGTAGAGACGCTTGTAGAGCTGGAGGCAGACGCGCGCGATGTCATCCCACCATGCACTCCAGTTCAGGGCGGTGATGGCGGTCGCCAAACCCGTTTCGCTGAGGGGAGCATCGTACGCCGGAGCCGTAAAACCTGATCCAGGAGTCACACCCCACTCGGACGTAAATGCCCGCGCCCGCGGTGTCACTCGCCAGTTGGCAAATACTGTTCCGGACACATTTATAAAATTTCGGAGGAATCCGGTGGTTCGCAGCGCCTGCCGCATGCTCTCCAGTATCGCCGCAACGGCAGTGTCACCGCTGCTTGTGATGGCGCTGTCGAAGAAACCATCAGTCGGGTATGCAGGAGCCGAGTAGGGCCACGTGAACGCTGAGCCTCCGGTGTCCTCCCTGCGCTCCTGGATGACGCGCATCATGGACTCCGGCGTAAGCGCAGGAATCAAGAGCGGGGCTGTGGTGATGGTGTTCCCCTCGACCACGATGCTGGCCCGAAGCCAGAATTGTTCTCGGAACCGCATCCGGCACCGCCATCTGGCCGCAAGGTCGGGATCTTGTTGCACTTGATTTGGGTCCACTGCGGACCAAGCAGCAAGGTCCGTCGAAACCTCCATGGTTGCCGCGTCTGCAAGCTCAGGTGCAGGCGCATACTCCACCAAGGCCGTGTACATGAGCCCGAGAATCCCAGACTCCGGAAGCCTCACGCGGGAGAGAGTCAATCCGGACGGCTCCGGCCACGCGACAGTCGGCGGGGAGTACGGGTCCGCAAGACTCAGGTTGGACGCGTCAGGACCGACAAAGCGGGCGTAAGGCATGCCGGTTCTGGAGTCGTTCGCCCTGACCGAGAACTTGAACACGCCGACGGCTCCATGCACGGCTTCGTACTCGCCACCGGTGAACCGGCCGGCGATGACAGGCCAGACGAGCGAGCCCTCGGGAACGTCGGAGGACAGAGCGTCCTCCAGCGTCAGCGTGTGCCCGGTGACGCTGGCCACGGTCGCGAGTTCGTACTCCTCCGCAAAAGGACCATCGGACTGCCGAGGGATCCACAGGACGGCACCGGCGACCGGCACCCAGGCGTCAGGGACGGCCGCGGCAAGCTCCAGCGTGGTCCCGGTAGATCCGGACGCGACCTTCAGCCCGCGTCCCCAGAACGGGGTTGCCGCCTCACCCTCGCGCAGTGCGGTGCGGAGAATCTCGTCCAACCGGGACCGTTGCTCCGTGGTGGTCGGCAGGATCGACCACGAGACTCCCACCTGCGGGACCTGACGCATGGCCCCGCGGGACTCCGCGCCGGTGACGCCGCCTTCCACCTCCGACTGCCAAACGCGCTCCACCGTGGGCGATGTGACCCAGGTTGCGGTGAATGGGAGGAGGACCCTATCAAGGACGCGGGCGATCATGTGGGCATGCCCGAGGACACGCGGCCCCGGCGGTTGATGCGCTGGATGGTTGCCTGCCCGTCCGGGTGCTCCATCTGCATCCGAACGGCCGTCTTCATGTCGTCCACGAGGATCACCGTGGCGGAGGCCCCCCGGGTCCCACCTTCGGGCATCTGACGGTAGCCGCCGGAGTAACTGGCATCCGATCCGGAATTGATGGCTTCGAGGAGCGCGGAGTGGCGCGAGGCGGCCGCCGCGTTCACGACGAACTCGCCGGGGGACAGGCGGGCCATGACCTGATCGTCCCGAGGGCCGCCAGGGCCGGAGATCCAACCGCCGTCGGCGAACCCGCCAGCCAGCGCCATGACGCCAGCGAAGGCAGCGGCACCAACGAGGGCGGCGACACCGTACGAACTGATTGACTGCATCATTGCGTGCGGCGCTGCGGCCAGTGCCTCCTTGCCGCTCCAAAGGACGTTCGCGGCCCCGACGATGCCGCGGGTCATGACCCAGCGCACACCCATCTCCACGATGCTCTGGATGACAGTCGTCAGGATGGTGTTGCTGATCTGCTGTAGAGCTTGCCCCCACGACCTCGTCCCCATGATGAGGCCCGTGATGCCGTCGGAGATCGAGGAGACCGCAGTGTTGAAGACGGTGGCGAAGTTGCGGGCGGTCTGTTGCGCCCAGCTTCCCCACTGGTCTTGCAGCCCGGTCAACGTCGCGGACCACTGATCCCGGAAGGATGTCGGGTCCGGCCCCAGTGACGCGAGCGCGCCAGTGCGGTTCCCGATGTCACGGTCGAAGGCGTCGGCACGGGAGAGGAGACCTTGCCGGGCGGCGTCGTCCTTGGCGAGGGCGGCCTGTTCGCGCAGGTAGAGCGAGACCTCGCGCAAGCCGTCGATCTCCATCCGAAACAGCGCCCGCTTCCGCTGGTACTTCTGCGCCTCGGTCATCGTCCAATCCCGGTCGATCCGCTGGCGCTCCTGCTCCAACCCGAGGATCTGTTGCTTCAACCCGCGCTCCACCACCAGCGTGTCGGCGGTGCGGTCGACCGTGGGGCGTTGCTCGTCGCCAATCGGCTTCGGTGCGTTCGCGGCGTTCTTCGCCATCACGGCGTCAATGAGCCCGCTGAGGCGTTGCCACGCATCCGAGGTCTTGCCAGTCGACTCCGTGAAGTCGTTTTGCGCTCCGACGAGGAACCGAGCCGCTTCCGTGGACGTGTCGAAGAATCCGCCCAGGACTTCACGAGCACGCTCCGCGACGTTGGCAATATCCGCGATTGCGTTCCCGGCCGCAGTGGCGTCCTTCTCGACCCGTCCAACGGAGACCTCCGCAATGCTCTTCCCGAACAGGGTGTTGATGGCCTTGATCTGCGAATTGATGATCCAGTCGATCTTCTCCGCAGCCCAGTTGAGTGCCTCGACCATCCCGTCGGCGATTGCCTCCATCACCCCAATTGCAAGTTGCGCGATGCCTTCCAGCGCATCCACGAAGAGGTTGCTGAGGAGTTTCAGAGCACCGTTCGCGGCGGATAGGAGGCCGACCCCGAGGAATGCCCAAAGCTCAGGCTTGCCGAGGAACCGAAAGAAGCGCCCGAAGGCGGCCCGTGCGTATTCGAGGCCGGTGTCGAAACCGGCCTGAAGCGTCAGGGAAACAATCTCCCCGAACCGGCCATCCCGCCACGACTCCACCACCACCTGGACGAACGCACCGGCCCTCTGTCCGATGCCCGCCCAGTCGATGGAGTTGAAGGACTCCATCGCAGACTTCGCGAGGTCGAAAATGGGGCGGGTGGCCTCACCGGCAGCCTGTTGAAGCGCGTCCCGGATGTTCGAGGCCAGCGTCGTAAACGAGCGTTGGCTTCGCTCGCCAGCCTCACCGAACGCGGAAAGCCGATCCGTCAGGAACTCGAACAAGGTTCCCGCCGACTTCGCGTCGTCGATCTGCTTCTTGGTGATCCCGAGAATCCGCGCCGCCATGGCGTCCTCATTGATGTTGCCGGTGAGGAGTGCGCGGGATTCCTGGACGATCTGCTCCGACCGGATGCCGAGGCCGGCGAGGGCCTGCGACATGAGGACCACAAGGTCGATCTGCTTCTTCATCGGGATGCCGGCTTGCGAGGCGGCACCCGTGATGGCTTGGAACCCCTGCACCAGTTCCTCGAACGTGGCAGGGGACTCCTTCGCCTTGGTCTTGAGGAGTTCGATGGCCCCGGACGCGGCGGTGACGGCTTCGTCGAAGGTCTTGAACCGCTCAGGGTTCATCTGCTTCTGGACGGCCGCGATGCCAAGGACGGCCTGCTCCATCGTCGCGTTGAACTGGACGCCGGTTTTCACCATTGCCCCGAGCCCCGCGCTGAAGCCGGCGAACCCGGCGAAGGCCGCGAACCGGGTCATGATGGATGAGGCGTTGGTCGCGATGGAACGGAGCGTGGCGTTTACCTCCGCCCCGCCCGTCGCGCTCAACCGGATCTGGATTCCCTGTGTGGTCATCTGATTTTCTCCCTCTCCTTCAGTTCCCGCATTGCGGCCTTCACGTTGTCACCTGTGCCGTTCACTGCGACGCGTACGGCACCAATGAGCGTCTGCATGTGCCTCGCTTCTCTCCGGATGGCCGCCGACTCCATCCATCGAAGCTGAGTGTAGGTGTGATCCTCGGCCACCGGGTAGCTGAGGCCGCACAGGACCGCGACCTCGGCCACCCACTCCCAGAGCGTCAGGCTGGCTTGAGGACGCGCTCCACGATCCCGGCCGGCATTGCGCCCAGGCGCGTTTGAATCGTCCGGTTGCAGTGATCGAAAAAAGGGCCGTTCACCTCCACCACGGCGGCCCAGAGAGCGCCGAAGGAACGAGGGCTGACGTTGTTCTCCACCCAGTCCTTCGGCTTCATGGTGCAGAGGTTCGCCATCTCAACCTCTTCCGTGTAGATGGCGGACGCTTTCCGCCACTGACTGATCTTCAACTCGTGAACGCGGACGTGGGCCGTGGTGCCGTCCAGAAGGAGGACTTCAACGTCCTTCGATCCGATGGCGGTGTGGGGCTGCTGTGCGGTTTCCTGCGGTTCCTTCATGTGGGTCTGTGGTTGTTGTTACAGGGCCGACGCGGCCCGGAAAAGATCGTCAACGTAGTCAGAGGACCAGCCAAGGATCTGCTGCATCGCTGAAATCATACTGGACCCGCGGGAAATGGTATCCTTGTGGTTCCATCGGTTTTTGGCGATTTCACGCGGAGGCTCCGGAAGAGCGTCAATGGCTGCGGCGATTGCCTCGGCGTGACCGCGGATCATGCAGACCTCGCGGAGCGCCCATGTGGGAACTTCCTGAGGCACTGGCACAGGCTCTGGCTCCAGCATTTTGGCGGCAACCTCGGCTTCTGTCGGCTCGGTCGAATCATCTAGCCACTCAAGACCAGCATAGGTAGATCCGCGAAGCGTCCAGCGGGCGCCGGGGCGAAGGGTTTGAAGCGCGGATTCAATGGTCATACCTCAACCTCCATGATTGTCATTACGCCCTGATCTGTTCCGCCGAAAAACTCGCTAGCAACGGTTTGCAGCCACCGGAATGTGAAGCCTGACGTAGTTAATCCAGCGCGAAGCTTTACGGTTTTTGTCCCAGACCAACTATCTATCACGAACGTGCCAAGGATTTGCAGGGCGATATTTGCCACCATGGCGGATTGGGTCAGCGTGGAGGCTACAGCATCGGCGTCCGAATCCAAAAACAGCGCGGCGGCTGGTGTTGCTGTATTTGAGTTGGAGCCCCAGAAGCTGAAAGTAACGATCAACTTTGACGACGCGGATGACGGGGTTACAGACACGGAGAAAATCTCAGCGCCCTCTGTGTTTTGTGGAATCGTGTTGTCTAGCGGGATGGTGTTGGTTGTCGACCCGGCGGTTGTCGTTTTCGCATACCAGACGTTTAGGACCTTTCCGGCTGATGCTGTTGGAAGCTGACTCGATGGAACCTTCCCATCGCTGCCCAAAGACGCGTACCCGTCGACAGCTCCCTTCTCGGACTTCAGTTGGTAGACGGTGTGCGGATCGGCTGCGCCAACGTGCGCCGTCAGTGCGGCGGCAGCAGCTGTTGCGACCGCTGTATCCGCCGCGGCTTGCAGAGTGCTGACCGGCTTCGAAGCGTCCGCCGTGTTGTCGACGTTCTCAAGGCCAACCTCACTCTTGGTGTGCGTGTGGGACTCGGGTGGGAACTCGGTCGGCTTTCCGGTCACGTTCGTCCATGCGATGGACCCTGAGACGGAGCCATCCCGCCCTCTCGGCCCCGTTGGGAAGATGACCGTGCGGAACTTCCGTCGGTCACCGAGAGCGGTCTGAATGCTCCCGGTGCCGACCAGTTCGAGTTGGATTCGCCCGCTGCTCATGATGCCGCGGCCCCCGCCCGCTTCTTCTGGACGATCAGGCCCATGTCATTTGTGGTGAATGGACCCCAGACGGACGGGATTGACAGGGAGACGTCCAGCACCCAAGAACCGATGTTCCATGCCGCGGTGTTCGCTCCGGTCTCGATGAGCAGAGCGGTCGCGCTACCGTCCCCGTTCACCGTGCAGGTTACCGGGATGTCGAACTTCTTCAGCCCAGTGCGCGGGTCGCATGCCGAGCATGTCCCGACGAGTCCAGTCCACGGCACGCCGTCGTCGCCTGGAGCGGGAAGCGGAACCTCCCACTCGAAGCTGTCTCCTGCCTTGGTTGTGATCGTCGGGTCCATGCTCGGATCGGATTACGCGTCCAGCGTGCCGCCGTTCAGGGTGCTGGTGAGCATCGTGAAGCGGAAGGGCTCGCGCACAAAATCCTCGCCGAAATCCACTCGCCCCGGAACCTCAAGGATCCCGTAGAAGTACAGAGTGTTGACCGGGTCCGTCATGTCGTTCGCCTTTTGGACGATGCGCAGGACACCCTTCTTTTGGGTGACCGCGTGCGGCGTGTGAGTGGTGCTAGAAGAGTCCAAAGCGGCGGTGCGAAGGAGCATCTCGTAAGCGATGGGCGAAAGCTCCTGAGTGCGGAACTCAATCACGGTCTTCGGCTTGTTCGGGATCATGTCCTTCAGTTGAAGGATGGCCCCGTCGCCGGGAGCCCAAACCTCCTTCATGGAGTGCTCAGGCGTGATGCCGAACTCGTCGACGTCGCCGAACTCAACCCAGGCGGCGTCGGCGTCCCCGGGCTTGCTCGAACGTCCGACGGTGCCGGCAGACGGAACGGTGAAGGCGTCACCCTCGCGGGCGAAGTACACCCTCTGTCCAACAATGCGATTTGCGGTAGTCATGTGCGGTGGTTCCTACGTTTTGACCCTCGGAGCCTTGGGCTTGAGAATCTTGATTGTGTCTTGGGTCTCCTGATCCGTGGCCGTCAGGAGCAAAGGCTTCAGCCTCGCGTAAGCCGCGGGGTCCGAGGTCTTGAGAGCTTCGATTGCGCCAACCATGTGCAGCGCGGCCTTCTCCTTCGCGTCGTGCGCCTCCTTGGCCACGACGCCAGCAGCGTCTTTCACCTCCGGGATGATGCGCATGATAATCTTCCCGGGGAGTGCCAGGATGCCGGCGAAGATGGAGGTAAGCGGGGCGAACGCGGGGAAGGCGACGGACAGCAGCTTCGCGCCGATGGGCAGCACGATGGCCAGCCCGATGCACCCGCCACCGATCCACAGCCACCGTTTGATCCCGCGCCAAGTGTCAGCCTCGGAGGCGAAGGAAAGGAAGCGGTCGTCTCGGGCGTCCTCGGCCTTGCCCTTCTCGCGCTGGATGCCGTCCATGCGCTTCTGGAGTCCGGCAACCTGCCCATCGATCCGAGCCAGAGCCTCGCGGGATGCACGCTGCTCCTCCACGAGCGGGGAGAGCGCACCGCGCACGATGTTCTCCATTGTCACGGCGTCCTGATACCGAGGGGCACCAAGGACCGTCTCCGCACGGGTGTTCAGGTCGTACGCCAGCGACACGGCTGGCGTGCGGTTCGTCTCGGCGGCGAGAGCGCGCCCGGTTCCATGCACGAACGCGGCCGCCTTCTCGACCTGGGCGACGCGATTGCTTGCGCCAGCCTCGTCGGCACGCTGGACACGATCCAGCGCCTTGTCCGCGCTCTTCCGAGCGGAGAAGCAGCCGGCCAGCACGAGAGCCGCGGAGGCTACGGAGATGGTCAATGTCCATTTCACTCCAGCACCCCCGCTTTCGTCATGATCGGATCGGAGGCGTCGGAAGCCGATTGCAGTCTCCGCGTGTAGACCGGAAGACCCTGACCGGCCTGCCTCACGGGTTGCCACAAGTCGACCTCCGACACCAATCCGGGACCGGCGTCTCGGCCTTTGCGGACGAGCCGGTAAATCTGGCCGTCCGATGCCCGGACGGTGGTTTGATCCTGGACCTCTTCCGGAACCGGCGTTGCGCGAGGTCCGGAGGGCGAGCACGCGGAAAGGATCACGGCGCACAGGACGCACGCGATGAAGACGACGGCTGGCATCTGCACGCCGGTCTTCCGGTCGCCGTCCTTGCGCCCTCGCCACAGCTTCCACACGGACAGCGCGGTTGCGATCAGGGAAAGCAACAACACCATCAGGCGCAACCACTGCTCAATCGCAGGCAGCAGGCTGGTGATGGTTCCAAGCATTCCAACGGACAGGCCAAGGCCTCCGTGGGTCAACGTGTGTTTCGCGTCTTCGTTCACTGCGGGTCCTTATTGGTCGGGGTGATAAAGCACTTCACTCGGAAGAAGACTGCGGCTTGCCGCGCCCCGTTGTTGAACTCTGGACCCCAGAAGCCGTCGTATCGGAACGGGGTGAACGGAGCGTCACTGTTCGGGCTGTTCGGTGCGGACACGTTCGGGCGCCCGGAGATGCCTTCGCGAATCAGCCGGATGGCCTTCTCGCACGAAACCCCGGTTCCAGCCGCGGACCGGTTCAGCTTCACGTTCTCCTCGATGAGGACGTCGAGGATGATCTCTTCGGCGGCGAACCCGCTTCGCACTGAGTCGGTCAGCTCATCAAACCGGATCGGCATGATGATGATGCAGACACCCTTTGTCCGAAGGTACTCCTCCCGGCCGTCCACCTTCGGGTAGGTCCCGTCATCCAACAGCACGGGCACGCCGGACGAACTCACCTCGAAGATTCGGGAGATTGCGGCGAACGCGTTGGTCTGGATGTCCTCCAAGTTCATGCGGCGATGGCTTCAGCCTTGGCGATTTTATCCCCCAAAACTCGGGCGCGAATCCGCAGGGCGTTGCGCATGGTGCGGTTGTCGTCCCCGGCCTTCGCCCAAGTCGATCGGTTGGTGGCCTGGATGTACGGAGCCGAAGAGTCCTTCAGCGCGTCGACGAAGTCGCCGGCGTAGGCGTGTGCCCTGGCCCACTGCGAAGTGGTTCCACCCATGGCGATCAGCCCGTTGGCCCATCCACCCTTGGCCTCGCCGATACGGCCGCGCATCCGCAGGGCGTATGCGTCCCATTCATCCGCTTCAGTCGTCATCCTCCCGGTCCATCGATGGACGCGAAAGCGACGGTCTCGAGCGCGGCGATGAACCTCTTTCGTGAAGGGGACAACCTCGGCTTTCGAGAGCGGCCCCTTGGTTCTACGAAGAAGCGTCTGGGCGGTTTCGTTGTCCCGCTCATTGATGGCCTTGCGCATGGCCTTCGCCCAGGCGTGGCGCCCGGTGAAGTTCCTCACGCGGAGCGGACGAACCGCGCGGCCGATGTCGCGCAGCAACGCGGCCCGACCTTGAGCGCGGGTCTTGGGCGGCGTGATCGTCATCACCGTCCGCAAAAGGGACCGCATTTCCTCGCGCATGGCGGTTGCCACGCGGCCGGGGCGGCGGTTCACCCAACGCAGGAAGTTCGCGTTGAAATCCGGGACGTTGGTGTCAGCGGCAAACCGGAACGTCCTCATGCCGACACCTCGCATTCCTCGAAGATGACGATTGGGTTGGCCGACTGGTTGTTGATCCGGGTGATCCGATACCGGGTGCCGGTCTCGGCATCGTAAAGGTAGTCGCCGATTGATGGGATCGACGGAAGCGACGTCCGTTCGACGTGGACGTGAGAATGGTTCGCCTCTTCGCGGGCGACTTCGTACCTGCCCCCTTGCGCCACGACAACAGGCTCTATCAAGGCGAGGAACGCAGTCCCCTCACCGTTGAGCGTGAGCGAATGCCCACGTTCAGCGAGGGAAATGCGGAACCCCTCCAGTCGAGCCTGTTGGGTGGCGGTCATGGGTCAGGTTTGGCCGGAAGCGTTACTTCCGCTTCTTCGAGCCCTTGGCCTTCGGCTTGTCGCCATCAGCTTCGGACTCGTCATCAACGGCCTTGGTTTTGACCTCAAAGTCTTCGGTGTCCTCGCCGTCCGGTTGCTCTGCGGCAACCTCGCCCTCGACGGGCGGAGGAGTCGCGGGAGCGTCCTGGGTAGTGGGCTCAGAAGGTTCGTCCGGCGTCTGCGCCGGCGGCGTCGAGGGCGCGGAAGGAGGTTGAGCGGCAACCTCGCCCTCGACGGGAGGAGCTTCAAAGTAGTGGTATTGAATCCGGCCCCGATCGCTCTCCCACCGCTCAACCCTCTCGTACTTGTCATGGAAGCGAATTTGCCGCGCCTCCTTGAATTGCTGCCGCTGCTCCTCAATCGAAGTCTCACCCGCGGCAAGGAGTTCCGTAATTCCGGTGCCGCGGATGTAACCGATGGTAATAGATGTCCTCATGGCGATTGGGTCGTGGGTTCAGTCGCCTGAGAATTACGGCGTGGTGATGCGCTTCAGTGCAGCGCCCTCGCCAACGGCGTAACCGTAATTGCACTCGATTACCTCGGTGACAGTGTCGAGCGTCGCGTTCCCGAACGCCCGGTACTCCAACGACAGGCCAGTGTCCGGGTCCGTGATGACCTGGTAGTCGACCAGCGTGCGCTGAAGCAGGGGGTGAGCGCGGATCGGCGCGAAGGCTGCGAGGATGGCGGACGGATAAACCGCCATGCCGGCGATCTTCTCCGCTCCGTTCGCGGGCAACAGGGGAACCTCGTAGGGCTGGAAACCACCAACCTTCGGAAGCCGCCCCTCGGTGACAGCGCCAACCTCGCCGGAGGTCTCCCGGTTCTGCACCCGAGAGTCGCGAAGGAGGTACTCGGCGAAGGTGCCGTCGAGGACCAAGCCGCGACCAGCCATTGGCCAGTTGGCTTCGCCGCACAGACGGCGGAGCGTGAGAACGTCGTCCAGATCGAACGCCGAAGCCGCCATCGCAGCAACAGTCGTTCCGGCGTAGTTGGCGGCGGTGACCAGACTGAAGATGTCCGTCAAAACGTCGTCGGCCAGCTTCTCCGCCTCAAGCATCAGCAGCTTTTCCGCGCTGAGGTACGGCTGGCGGTTGAACTCGTCGGACGTGAATGACACGCCGCGGAACTTCCGCTTGTCCACGGTGACCGGCTTGGAGGAGATCGTCTGCGTCTGGCTCGGAACGTAGCCGGTTGCTGGATTCCAGTCCTGGCTCGCGCCGCTGGCGAGAGCGTAGTACGGCACGCGGACGATGTTGGTTCCCTCCAGAGGCGTGTTCTCGAACTTCGTCGAAAACGCCATGATCGGAAGGATGCGGTTGCGGAATGCCCGCATTGCGGACTGAAGGAGGCGGTCCCTCTTCAGACCCGCCGGGATGGTGATGCTACCCATGGTGTGTGTCGGTGTTGGTGGTGGTGGGTCTCGTGAGTGATTACCGGAGAACGGCCGCCAGTTCCTTCTCGTGCTTGGCGAGGAATTCGGCCCGAGCCTTCGGGTCGCCCTTCACCTTCTCGTACTCGGCGACGAGTTCCTCGGCCTTGGATCCGGCCGCGCCCTTCGGCTGTTCGACGCCGGTCTGGCGAATGCCGAGCTTGGCGACCTCGGCGGCCACACGGGTGTTGAGGTCCTTGCTCTCGGCGGCAAGGGTGTCGCGCTCCTTAGTGACAGCGGCCAGCTTGTCGTTGGCCTCCTTCAGGTCGGCCTCCAGCTTCGGAACGCGGGAGGCGTCGCCCTTGTGTTTCGCGAGGTCAGCCTCCAGGCCAGCGACGCGGTTCGTGGTGGTGGAGAGGTCGGCCTTGGCCTTTTCCAGCTCGGCGAGCACGTCCCCCTGATCGGCTTTTTCCTTCATGGTGTTGATTCCTTACAAATCTGCGATTTCTCCCATGCGTGCGTTGTCAACCTTTGCCGCGAATCAGGGACCGAAGAACACCCATGGCGAAGGCCTTGTCTCCCACGCGATCAACGAGGTTTTGAGCCTTCGCTTCGCGGCCGGTGAACGTCTGCCCGCGCATGGCGTCTCCGGGCACGTCCCCGCGGGCGTTCTTGATGGCGTTCTTGAACTCGGCGAAGGAGGCCTGCACCCGCTCTTGGAGGTGGCTTCGTTGGTCGTCCGTCAGGCTCGTGCCCGTCAGGCCCGCGGCCTTGAACGTGGCCTCCTTGTTCCGGAGTACCTCCATCTTCACCCCAGCGGCTTCGAACAGCTTCGAGTAGTCCGCCATGGCGAGGTACACTCCGATCGAGCCCACGACGGCAGAGCGCGATGCGATGACCTCGGAAGCTTGGGAACCGATCCAGTAGGCGAGGCTGGCCATGTATCCGCCAGTCCAAGCCACCACCGGCTTCGTCTTCGATGCCTGACGAACGGCGTCCGCAACCTCGGGACCTCCGGTGAGGAATCCGCCAGGGGAGTCAACGTCCAGCAGGATCCCGCGAACGTCCGGGTTGGACGCTGCGGTCTGGACCGCCTCGAGAACTCCCTCGGTGTCTTCGACTCCGTAGAACGCCTGCTCGTAAGGGTCCGGCCGGCGAGCGAGCACGCCGTAGATCGGGACGGTTGCGACGTCTCCCTTCACCTCGGCGCGCACCTTGAGCATGTCGCGGGCCTTGGTGATTCCGGGGTGCTCGACGGCCTGAATTTCAGGATGCGTCAGCAGGGCGGCCGTCAACGCGGCTTCGGTCAGGAATGGAGCGTCAGAAATCAGGCGCTCGATGAGTCGGCGGGGGATCATGGTTTGGTGTCCTCTTCGTCTTCGGTCGATTGATCTTCGTGCCCCGGGTCCGTGGCCGGTTGTGGCGTCGGAGCCACTTGGTAGCCAAACCGGCCGAGAATCACCGAGACGTCGACCCCGTGGCGTTTCGCCAGTTCGGTGGCCTTCGTCAGGATCATGTCGTGCTCGGCGAAGGCTTGGTCGGTCTCCCGGATCCAGTCCTTCGCCCGGTTGCCGAAATGCTCTTGGCGGGTCATCAGCCCAGAGGCGGCGTCCTCGCGGTCCTGCATCGCCTCTCGGCCGGCATCGATCGACAGCTTCGCGGGGCGCTGGAACGTGACCTTCTGCCACCCGTCCACGGGTTGGAGCTTCCGGGTCTCGATCGCCCAAGCGACGAAGCGGACCCACACCCATCCAACGAAGGTCTCGAGCGCGGCTTGGCGCTGGTCGAACTTCCGCTGGGCTTTGCCGAGGACCGCCCGCTGGTTCGGCCCGGTCAGCTTCTGGTCGAGGAAGAACGCCGGGGGAATATCGAGGCCAGCCGCAAAGGATCCGATCAGCAGCGACAGGAACCCGTCGAACTGAGCATTCGGCCGGTTCCCCTCGACGCGCTGAAATTCCTGCCCGGGCTCCAGGATGGGAATGTCACCGCCGAGCATGTCCTTTCGGGAAAGCGTCTTCTCTCCCGGCGTCGCGTCTGCGGGAGGAGCCCCTTCAGCCGCCGCGTCTTCGCCGTCCTCGTCCGGTCCCGTCAGGTCAAAGCCTTGGGTCTCGTCCACGAAGTTGCCCTTCAGGACGCCCAGCAGGCTGGCGTTGTGCTTCACCGCCAACTTCTCGAAGCCGAGGATGTCCCGGGCGTCGCGCATGTCGTTCATGCCACGACGAAGGGCGGACAAGCCGCGGAACGGACACACCACGGACGGATCTCGAACCAGCAGCATTTGTGCGGACGGAACCCGGGTAACCTCTTCGCCGTCTCGGACTCCGTACCCGGTCACCCGGCCTTTCGAGTCCAGAAGCACGCCGTCGTTGGAGTTCTCGATGTCGTCCGCGGAGATCCTCCATCCCTCGATGAGTTGGATCTGAGGGAACCCGGCTTCAGACGTCATGAGCACGCCCATGTCCCCGTCCAGGTCCATGGCTTGGGAGATGAGCGTTTGCAGGCTCCAGAAGTCGAACTCGGCGCGGCCGCAGAAGTCGCAGGTCTTCGCCCACTCCTCGAACAGTTCCTCGGCCCGCTTGTTCCAGTCCCCATCCGACGAAGCGGCCTGGGGCCAGATGGGCGCCGAGTAGAGCGCGATCTGGTTGACCGCGTACCCGACAAAGCCGCCGTTTTCGTACAGGGACCGGGATAGGGCGGAGAGAAGCCGCCTTTCGGGGCCGGTCGCCGAGACCCGCCCGCCCATGGCGTAGTGCAGGATGGCCATGGGGGTCCGGTCCCCAGACTCCCGGAGGGCCTCGAAGTAGGAGAACCCGCCTTGCCCGATCATGGGGGTTGATGCCTCCCCGTGCCCCAAAACGCCGTGGCGAGGCGTATAAGCCCGGGAAGCAGGCTTCCGAGGGGTGGGTTTGCTGGCGGGTTTCGGGGCTTCCCCGCTCCCAAAAAGGCGTTTCCAGATACTCACAGAATGGCGCGGTTGAAGGTTGCCCGAAGCCGGCGGATCTGACGGGGCAGGGCGGGGTTGTTCGGATCGGGCTGGGCGTCGATCCATCGCAGGGCTTTGCCGGCCAGTTCCGTGACCTCTACGGGGGAAAGCCCCGGGGGGATCTCGAACTGGACTGAGCCGCCGGCCTCCATGGTCTGGACGACGGTCCTACCGTTGGCCACCGACGTGGTGAACTGCCCCAGCGCGATGGCCTCAACAATCGCCCGGGGCGTTGTGCTGGCCTGAGTGGCGCGGAGCTTCGCGAGCTGAATGAACGTGGTGAGGCTGAGGCCCATCCCCCATGCGGGGCCTGTCAACCTTTGCGCCCGGTGTCAGCGACGCCAACCAACCCGCAGACCAACGCCATCACGAGGATCTGAAGCTCGCAGTCGAACAGGTGGTTCATCCGGTTTCTGCGGTGCCACCGATACCGGATCCGGCCCCGGGCGTCCTTCTCCTCCACGCGTTCCTCGGCGGAAACCTGCTTCAGGTAGTCCCGGCCGATTTCGTTGGGCAGCTCCCACTGTCCAGCCAGTCCGGTCATGTACTCCAGCAGCAGGTCCTTCACGCCTGGGTTCGACCAGCGCCAGAGACCGATCGGCTTCACGCGGCCCTGTAGCCGGGTGCCAAAGGCCGGATCCACCAAGGTCTTTTGCCACAGCCGGCGGACGATCTTCCCGAGGCGCGGATCCTTCATGGTGAAGAAGTCGGCGTCATCGCCCTTGAACGGCTTCCACCCCGTCGAAGCGCAGAAGCGGTAGACCTCTGACGCCTTGTGTCCGGAGTCCATGGCGCAGTTCGCCACCGGGACGCCGTTCTCGCGCCGGACCTCCTCCAACTCCGTCGTGCTGTTGCAACGGCCGTACGCGACCAGCCGACTCTTCCCGGCCAGACCAATGTCGCGGATCACGTACCAGTAATGTTCACCACCGGCCTCTTGCCGGTCCGCGCTCATAAATCGGCCCTTGGCCTCCGGCCACGAATCGCCAAAGGCCCATTCCCCGCGACGCTCCAGCAGGAACTCGAAGTTCTCGATCTCGCCAAGCGAGTCCTTCCACGGCTCCCCGAGGGTCTCGTTGACGAAGGTCTTCATCGGGGACAGGTCCCCGGTCTTGGCCGCGGTGCGGGCGGCAAGGAACTCCTCGACGAGCGACCGCCAGGGCACCCATGGGGGAAGCAGGGCGTTCCAGTGGAAGGACACCCGATGCCGCGGGGCTGTCGGGTTGGTCCGGACAAACTTCCCGTCACGCGCCAAGGCCTTCCGCTCTGCGGGCGTGTCGCGGATCGGGTGAGAGCAGGCGCAGCACTCGAAGCGGATGGTTTCGGCGAGGGCATCGAAGTCCCAACCGCTGGCGGGTTTGGTCGCCTCGTTCGTGTCCCACTTCATCTGCTCCCACTTCAGCGGCTGAAGCTGGCGGCACTTCGGGCACTGGATGTGGTAGACCCGCTGGTCCCCAGCCTTGTAGGCGCGATCGAGGGCGTCGTCTTCCTTGTCCGGAGTGGAGATCAGGACGCGGCGAGAGTTCCAGAAGGACCGGGTTCGCTTGAGCACGGTATCGAGTGCGCCAGGTGGGTAGTTCCTGACCTCGTCCAGGAACAGCCACCGAATGGGTTTGGACTGGAGTTTCGACGGGCTTCCGGCGCCCACGAAGTAGAACGGCATGGACGCGAACTGGAACCCGAGGACCTCGGCAACAATCGTCTGCTCTGCCACCGGCCGGCAGGCCTCGAAGGTCGGGGTGACGCGGTCGCGGACGAAGTCCTTGCTCTCGTCCTTGGCGGCCATGACCCACATGCCAGGGCCGGGGTCTTCCGAGATGGCCCAGCACGCGCAGCACAGAATGGTCTGGGTCTTCGCGCTCTGCGCCGAGCACTGCACCGCCATGTCCCGGACGTGGTTGTCGCCGAAGACCTCCATCAACTCGCGGATCCACGGCGAGTAGCTCGACCGCCATTTTCCGGGCTGCGATGACGTGTTGTCGACAACGACGTGGTCCTCGCACCACTCCCAAGGCGTGCGACGGTCAGGCGGGCGGACGGCCGCCGTGAAGGCTTTAGCGAGAGGGTTCATTCTTCCACGCGCTGAGCTTCTCCCCGATGAGGTGGAGCTGTTGGAGGATCTCGTCCTCGGCGTCCTTCAACCGGGCCTCTGCCTCCGGAACCGACACACCAACCACGGACGGTGCTGCCAGGTGGATCTGGGTGACGATCTTCCGGATGGCGGCCCCCAGCTCACCGCCCCACTTCTCAACGTCTACCGCCGGCACGTAATCGCGCCGGAGAACGGCCAGCTTCTCCTCGAGCATTTGGTTCTGAAGGAGCAGTTGCCGCGCGCGGAGCTTGGTCTGGGATTCCGGGCTTTCGTCCTCGCCGGCGATCGAGCCCTTGCCCTGGAGGAACACCCTCCAAGCGGCGATCTCGTAACGGCCATCTGCCCTCGAACCCGGGGAGTCCCCACGCTTCAACCATCGCTGGATGGTCTTGCGATTGACCCCGAGGGCCTCCGCAAGTTCGGACTGGTCGGCGGCGTAGGTCTTGGACTCCGGTGCGTTGCCGCCTTTGATGGCCTCCAACAGGTTGACCTCGCCCGGGGAGAGCGTCTTTCCGCTCTGCACCTTCCGGGCGAGGTTTCGGTAGTTCGCCTTCAGCAGGATCCCAGCCTCGGCAGAGCCGATTGGCGGAGCGTCCTTTGGCGGGGTCTTCGGCTTCGCTGCCATCCACTATGGGCGAGGCGTCAACCTTTGCAGCGGGAATGCCCTGACGGTTTCGCCGTCCAGCGTCGTGCCCATCTCCGTCCGCGGTGCGGCCGACTGCTTGAAGAAGAACGACACGCCGGCGCGGTCGCAGGCCGACCGGATGCCACGCGCCCAGTCCAGATCCATCTTCCGGTAGCCCGGACCCGACTCCCCGCCGAAGATCACCCAATCGATCCCGGCGAGGTCGAGGTCGTGGTGGATGGCGGCAAGCGCGGGTTCGTAGCTGACGAAGTGGACCCTGGCAGGGATCCGGCGGAGAGCATCCGCCCGCCAGCAGCCCTTCGGCTCCGAGATCGACACCCCAAGCCAGACGTTCGGGTACCCGTTGGGGCCCCAGTCCTCCGGCAGGTTGGCGAGGATCCGGTCGGCGCGTTTCGTGAGGAGCTGCCAGTGCAGATGCGGAGTTGCCCGGATGAGCGGCCAGAGCTTGGCGCGTTCCTGGGTGATTGTCGGGTGATCCTCGAACACGTCGCACATGGACGAGCTGAAGACGAGCGGGGGCATGCCGGGGCCAGCGACGGAAGCCGTCTTGCCGGCCTTGGCCAGCGCCTCCCATCCGAGAGGCTCGCCCCAGTGCTTTTCGCCGAACGTCCGGCGCGGTTTGGTGGGGCCCCACACGTCGTGCCCGTAGCGGGCGGAAAGCGTGTCGGCGTAGCAGTTGGCGCAGCCGGGATCGATCTTCACGCAACCCCACGCGAGGTTCCAGGTGTGATTGGTCCAGGCAATGATGGTCTTTTCTCCCATGGTCAGTTTCCTCCTTTCCGCCCGGTCTCCCGGACTCGAATCCGTTCCTGAAGCTGCCTTACCTCTTCCGTTGACCGACCCCGCCAGACAGCCACACGGGCGGCGATGGTGGTGCGGGTGGCGTGGTCTCCGTTGCGCCAGAGCCAGCGCAGGCCCGGGACGCAGAAGGAGCGCAGGTAGTCGCGCCACTTCACCGAGTCCTCGCGGCTTGGGTAGGTCCCAACGAACTTCTGCGCCGCCGAGTCGGCGATCGCCAGAGCCTCCATAAATTCCGGTGCTTTCATGGTCATGGTTTGGTCCTGCGCGTTGTCCGGATACGCGCCCCCCGTTCTGGCCTTTAGTTCGCGGCCAGCGCCCATTCCTTCGCGACCTCGAAGGCCCGCTGCTTCAGCTTCGCCCCGCCGCCGTCGAGGATGTACCCGAGGTCTTCGGCGGTGCGGTTGTGGTCGACGTACTCGGTCACCGCGTTGTACGCGCCCCAGAGGGTCCCGCGGACTCCCTTGATTTCGTGACCGATACCGGTCTCGTGCAGCGCCTCAACCTTGGCGATGCGGTTGCGGGTGACCGGGTGAAGCTCTTCGATGTTCGTCGACCGGTCGCCGGTGATGACCTCGGCGAAGTACCCGCGGAGTTCCGCCGAGACCATCTTGGTCTTGGCGAACTCGCGGAAGGTGCCGGCAGTCTCGTCGAAGTAGACCCCGGCGGCGCGGAGCAGGTTCCCGGCAATCTCCATCTTCGCCTTCACGTTGCCGATGTGCTGCACCCGGACCTCGCTGGCCGTGGTGCGGAGAGCGATGGAGAGAGTGTTCTGGCAGACCACCCGGACCGGGGTGAACCGGGCGCGGACGGGCTCGTTGGTGTCGAAGCCATTGGTGAGGAGCAGGAACTTGTTCGCTGCGTCACCCTTGATGACTTCGAACTCCCCGGGCAGGCGGGCGAGGAGCCAAACCCGCTCGCCGGCGCCGAGGACTCCGGCGACTTCGTACCGGGCCTTGTCCTTCCCGAACGCGCCATCGAAGAAGGCGAACGCGTCACGGTTCTGGAGAGGCTGGTACATACCCGCGCAGACGCCGAGAACTGCGCGGGTGTCGGTTCTTCTCAAGGCGTACCGGTTGGGGACCGACTCGCCGTCGACCGTGCGGAGGCCGACCTTCTCGACCGTGTAATCGAGGCCTCCGTGCTTCAGGGCGTCCGCCGCCGTGAAGGCTTCGGGGAGCTGGGTTCCGAGGCGGTGCCAAGGGGTCTTGCCTGCCCAGACGATGCTATCCTTGCCGTTCGTTCTGTTGATGTTGTGAGCCATACCGTTCAATCTTCCGTCTTGGTCGCCCACCGGCTGCAACCGGTTGCCCTGTTCTGTGTGAGCCGAACGGGGCGGGGCGACCTTTTCCGTTTCAACTCGCTGCAAGTTACTCACTCGCAACGACATAAGGAAAGCATCCCGGACTTTTTATCGCAACAGAATTCAGCGTGTAACTATCTACAATCCAAACACTTGCGTAGACGTTCTTTACGCGGACAGCTTCGGTTTCGGCGTCATTTTCTGCAGGCGGATACCCACGTATCTGGCCTTGGAATGAGGAAAGGCCTCCTTCACCTCGACAGGCTCCAGCCCGTTCGCCAGTGCGTCAGATAAAGCGAACCCGACGGCCATGTCGTAAAGCCGAGTTCCCAAGCCGTTTGGGATCCGACGGCGCGAGAACTTGCAGCCACACAGCTCCAGCAAAGCATTCGGGAAATTCCCGCCCCCGACCTTCACCATGCCAATGGTCAGGAACACGGTGACCGCCTCGCCGCGGAAGTTTCGGACCAGGTGCCGCCAGTGCGTCCACGGGCTGCCGTAGGCGTCGAGGTCCACCACGTCCGCCTCCCATCCCGGCTGTTCCAGAATCCGGGCGCTGTCGATCTTCAGCCGGCCCTTCTTCGGCTTCAGGTCCACACCCCAGTAGGACCCAAGGGCGAACTCGCGGGAGAGCCTGAGCCAGAGCAAGCCGGAGCCTTGGAAGCAGTCCAGGACCCGGGGCGGATGGTCCCGGTGGTACGTGTCGAGGAAGTGCCGGCGAAGCAGAAGCTTCGCCCCGGGGTTGTGGTTGTCGGTCTTCGTTCCAATGCTCACAGGGCAATCCTTCGTTGGGTTCTGGCGGCGAAATCTCGCCATTTCTCCGCGCCGTTCTTTCGTCCGCTGGCGTGGGCGTTCCCGATCTCAAGAGCCTCCCTCAGCAAGCCGGCAAGCTCGGTGTAGGTAACCCGCGGGTGTGGCGTCCACCGCATGGGAGTCACAGTGCACGCAATCTTGGTTCCGGTGACCGACTGCCAGCCGTCAGAAGTCCGGAGCAGCGGCTCAACCCATTCGCCTCCTTCATCAGGCGGAGAGTGAACCCGGCATGAGTACCACCATCCAACGACGGGAGTCATCGCATGCCCTCCGGTTTACCCATCGGCTTGTCCTGGCACTCGCGACAGTAGTGCGCCGAGGCGCGATACCGACCGCGCAGCAACTGAGTTCCGCCAGCCTTCTCAAAATCGCCTTTGGTAGCCCTGACGATGTTGAGTGCCTCGGTAGACTTGCAGGTGTGCCTCACGACGATTGAAGCCTTGCACGTGTCGCAAATGATCTCGCAGCGGATTACGTAGCTCATCCCTTCACCTTCTGCTTTTCGATTCCGTGGGCAAAACACACTGCCACGATGAAGAATAGCCACCACTGCCAGCGGTCGCACAGGATCAGGAAGACCGACGCCAGAAGGCTCACGATGGAAAACAGGTTCAGCGCCAACAGGGTCATTGCGTTGCTCATTCGCTCGTGACGGTTGTTTCGACCTGAGTGTCCTCGCGTCCGGCGATCTTCTCGACCAGCGCGGCAATCTCGCCGAAGCGAACCGTGGGGATGCCGACCAGCACCCACGTCATCTTCGGCGGTGGCGGTTCGGTGATGTCCTTCAGCTCGGCCTTCCCCAGCTCCTCGACGATGCCGGCAATCTCCAGATCCAGCTTCCCGCGGAGGTTGTCCTCGATCAGTTCCTGGAGTGCGCGGTTGTCCATCTCCGCCAACTCGGCAATCCGGTTGTCCGCTACCAAGTGCGCCAGCTCGTCCGCTTCCGTCGCGAACTGCTGCTCGTTCACCGGCACCGATTCCAGCCCGAGGAGCTTGGCCGCTTCGAGCCGGCCGTGACCGGACACCACGAAGCCGGACCGCTTCGAGATCACGATCGGTGCCCGCCACCCTTGGTGCTGGATGATCTTCGCCAGCATCGCGAGCTGTTGCTCAGGGTGCCGGTTCGGGTTCTTCGGGTGCGGCTTCAGGTCGCCGACGGGCGCCAGCCGATCGTGGGCGCAGTGAACCGGGATCACCGGCGCAGGGGCTCGTCCGGGTTTGGAGTTACGTGCAGGCTTCATGGTCTTGGATGTGGTTCAGTTTCATGGGACAGGGGCAAAATGTCGGTATGCAGGCGTTTTTGGGTATGCCGCCGGACCTGCCGACCGCCGCCAAAAAAAAGATTCCTTCCCCCCACCCCCCCTCGGGTCCGCTCCCACTCATGCAGGGGCAGCTAGGGCAGGGCGGGGAACGTCGGGGACGGCCTGTGGAGCCGCTTTGATTGTTCGAACGGGTGGACGAGGCCCAAAGCGTGACGAGGCCCGTGGTGAGGCGAATAGAGCGATTGAGAGGCTCGGCAAAGCAGGGAGCAAAACAGGGGGATTGATAGACCCCCACCCCTACCCATCCCCATGTTTGGTGGTTCATTGGCGCGTTTGTAGACCGTCGTGGAGCGCGTTTGATTGCCGCGGAGGGTGATGAGTGCGGAAACCGAGTTGGACGCCTTGGCGGGGCGAATAGAGAAGCGGCCGGTTGCATGTTCGCTTTTGGCTGGTCGTTCGAGGTTATGCCTTGAACGCAGCCCGGGCCTTTCGCCGGAGCTTGGAGATGGATTGCCGGGAGATGCGCAGGCGCTTCGCGTACTCGGATTGTGTCCCTCCTGGCATCAGGTCAGGGCAGAGGAGCAACCCCAGCGCGATGGCTCTGCGCCCGATGGCTTGGTCAACCTTCCGTTGCTTGGTGCCTCGCCCGTCGGAGTAGACCCACCGCAGGATCCGAGAGAGCGCTTCGGCGAGCTGTTGCCGTTCGCTCGGTTCGAGCGCCTCGCAGGTTTCGGCCACTTCTCGATCGCACTCTTCGAACACCTCTTCCCATGCGAACGGCGAGGAAGCCGCCGGGTTCTCCCGTTCAGAGCGGGGGATGGCGTCGCGGTCGAACTGGAGGTTGCGCTTGGGCATGGTCAGGTTGCGCGTCTGAGCTTCGGCCGGTAGTCGGGCACTCCGGACATGTCGATGGTGCTGGCCTGCTCCAGCCGGCTGGCAACCCGATGGTCGAACTTCTCGCACCACACAGCCCTTGGGATGTTGGTGGTGATCGCCAGCCATTTCCGCTCGCACGCCTCCAGCGTCGACCGAAGGCGCTCGGTCGGCTCCCCGCTCTTGAATCGGTCCACCTCGGACCCGACGTCGTCGAGGATCACGATCTTGGCCGTTCGGATTTCCTCCTCGAAGTCGCCCCAAGCCAATGGTCCCAAGCCGACGACCTTGGACCATGTCGCGAACCGGATGCTCGGCGGCGTCGAGTAGTACCTGGCGCGCCAGAGTTCCACGTTGTGGGATCGCAGGAACTCGCTGGCCTTCCGCGCGGCGTGCGACTTGCCACACCCTGGAGCCCCAGCAATGGCGATCCATCGGCCCACGCCGGCCTTGTTGCTGGCTGCTGCCTTCGTCCATGCCTCGATCCACTTGGCCATCTCGTGAACTTTCGGGTGGTGGATTTCATCGAGCCCGAGGACCTGCGCCCGGAACTCTGCCGAGAACCTAGTCCCAAGGAGTGCGCCCAGACTCGGCAAGGGCACGCTCTTCTTCGGCAGTTCTGAGGGCCTGCTCTCGGACGGCGTCCCCTCCCATGATGTGGCGGTTGCGCTGTTCGGAGGCGGAAGGCTGGCCATTGCGGCCGCCACCGCTGCTGAGGTTGAGTTGTCCATTGGCTCGCTCTCTCCATCGGGCCGCCCATCCCGCAAGGGCGTGCGGCCAGCTCTTCATTGGGTTTCTGCCGACCTTCCATCCGTTGGCGCCGTAGTAGCCGACGAATGCGTCCACCTCGTTCGGAGGTAGGCCGACTTTCGCCGCCTCCAAGTCGAGTTCTTCACGGGTTGGCGGGGTGAACTTTGGCACCTTGGTGCCAGTGTTGTGGTTGGGTACGGTTGGGTTGGGTTGGGTTGGGTTGGGTAGCTCCGAACGTTCGGTGTTCGTTCGCGTAACGGGAACTGAACGTGTGCCGCTCTGTTCCTTCTCCGCTTCCTTCTCCGCTTTCTGACGTTCTCGAAACGCTCGCATTCTCGCCTTTGCCTGCGCTCGCTCTTCCACCAATCGGCCGGCGTACTCATGCCAGTCGTGGACTTGCCCGTCCTCGTCGAGCCATCCGGTCTCCATGAGGGCGCGGTGGAATTGCTCGGCATCGCCCGGGAAGCATGCAGCAGCCGAAATCTCTGCGGGGCCGAACGCGGACAGGTCGCCCGTGGGCGCGTAGTCCAAGGTCCAGAGCCAGAGAAACGTCAGGTGCCCGGCAGCTTGCGCGGGATGGATACGGAGCCGTCCAGCGAGCCGAAGAAGCTTCGGGTGTCTCGGGAGGGTCTGATGGAGTTCGATCCAGGCCATAGGTCAGGGGGCTTGTTCACCCGGCGTTGCCCCGGCCGGGATGGGGGAAAGGGTTGGTTGGGTGGCGATGTTCCCGAAACGTGCTTCGGGGACATCCTTTTCAACGCGGCAGGCGTAGCTGTTTGCGTCAGCCCAGAAGCCGGACGATTGGGACAGCGGGTGAAGGCAGAGGCGCCAGTCCTGGACGTGGTGGATGCAGCCGATGCAGGTCACGCCGCCCTCCTCATGATCTGCGCTACGTCGGCGCTTTGTGTCAGGTGCGCGGCTATAAGGGCGCGGGAGAAACCACAGGGCACGGCGTTCCCGATCTGCTTCACGATCTCGGTCTTGGTGCCGGTGAATTGGTACTCCTTCGGGAATCCCTGGGCCCCGGCCAGCTCATGAGGCTGGAACATGCGGAACAGAACCTTGCCGCCCTTGGCCTCGATCAGGGCGAACCGATCGTTGCAGGTGACGGTAGGCAAAGGTTCCGTCACTGGGCGCGCTTGGCCGTTGCCGTAGTATTCGATCACAAGGGCGATGGCCCCCGAGGTTGAAATGGTCGGCATCGGCTCCGTGGCTGGCTTCAACGTGCCGCCGCTTTGCTGTGGCAAGACGTACGCGACACCCATTGCCCCACCCTTGGCGCATGTGATCGTCGGAAGCGGCTCCTTCGCGTCGACGGTTCGACCTCCATGCTCCATGGCCACAATGAACGGCTGGCCTCCGTACTTTTCTAGACCCTCTCGAATGCGCGCCATGGTCTTTGCGGCAAGCGGTCGCTTCCGCTCGTTGATCGGTGTGGCAGGGATGTTCCAATCGATGATTTGATCGGCCCCTCGCCATAGCGGGCGCCCAAACAGGTCGCGCTCCCGTGTGTGGGTTGGTTCCGGCCAGACAATGCGGCGACGGCCGCGGACTGCCTGAATGAATAGCCGGGTGCGTGATGTGGGGTCGCCGTAGTCCGAGGCTCGGAGTGTCCTATAGTCGACCGTGTAACCGATCGATCGGAGAGTATTGAGCCATGCGGTGAACGTCTCACCCTTGCGGCTCTGAATGGGCTTGCCGTTGGTGCCAAGCGGACCCCACTCAACGAACTCAGGGACGTTCTCCACGTAGACGGACGACGGTCGCAAGGCTTCGGCCCATCTGGTCACGCACCATGCGGTCGCTCTGGATTGGTCCTGCATCGGCCGGCCTCCTCGAGCGCGGGAGTGGTGGGTGCATTCCGGAGAACCCCACAGGACGTCCAGCTCACCCTCCTTGAACAGGGACCGCGGGTTCAGGCTGTCGATGGAGGCGCACAGGTGGCGGGCTCCAGGGTGATTGGCAGAGTGGGTCTCGACGGCCCGCTCCCAGTGGTTGACCGCGGTCAGGTCAACTCCGTACCCGAGCGCCATGCAGGCCTGTACGGCTCCCGTGGACGTTCCGCCCGCGCCACAGAAGAGGTCGGCAATGCGGATGGTGCTCACCGCGCACCTCCGACCAGCGAAAGCTCCGGATCCACGGCGACGCAGCGGACGACAAGTTTCCCGTGCCAGAGCGTGGCGCGGCGCTCGAACGCGAATGAACACTTCGGGCACTGGAACCGGTAGGGTGGAAACTCCGCCCCGATCGGCCCCTTCCATCGGTCCAGAGGGGCCGAAGCCGCGCACCGTCCGCAGGTGATGGATGGTTCGATGGTGGTCATAGTTCGTTGGCTGGGATCCTGTATCCGTGCTCGTTGTGCCAATCGGTTCGGTCCTTTTTGAAGTTCTCGATCGGGTACTGCACCCAATCGCCAAAATCGTCCGGATCATTCGCGACCCGTTTGACCCGGGTGTTGTGCTTGATTGCCTCGGCCATGAGGCACCAAGGGCACACGCCGCCGACTGCGTGTCGGTCCTTCTCTGGCACTCCCATCAGCTTCTCCAAGTCGGGTTTGTACTCCTCGTTGTTCAGGCAGTACGGGCAGACGCGTGCTGGATTCCGAAAGCACGCTCCCTCGTGCCTGGCTGCCGCGGGGCGCTGGAAGAATCCCTTCGAGCAGTGTTCGCAGTAGTAGCGGGTTACGGTCTTGGTTCTCACGCCTTCCCCTTTCCTTTGACGAACCGGATGGCTCCCTTGGCCATCGCCGCCTCGACGATCGCCTTGGCGCTCTCGCGGATTCCCGCGACCTCTCTGGCGCGTGCCGATTCCTCGCGGGTGATCCGCTGGGGCTTCTGGGCGAACTCCCGCTTTGCTGCGCGCTTCGGGACCATGCTGGTAACTGGTGGTTGGTTTCTCATGGGTCAGAAAGGAACGTCGTCGTCATCTCTTGGAGCCTCGACGGCCGGAAGTTGCGGTTGCGTCGGTTCCGCCTGAGGCCTTGGCGTACTCGGGCGAGGCGCGGGTGCAGGCCTGCCGGTTGACTGTCCTTGCGGAGGTCCTCCGACGAACTGCCACTCCTCGACGACAACCTTGGTCTTGGTCTCCTTGCGCCCGTCCTTCTCGTAAATCTCCGCGCTGATGCGCCCCTCGCAGTAGACGCAGCGGCCCTTCTTCAGGTTCTGGGCGAACGCCTCCCCGCGCTTGCCCCAGATGGTGAGGCCGATGAAATCGACCTCTTCCTTCCACTGGTCGCCCACCTTCACGCGGCGGTTGATGGCGATCCCGGCGTTGCACACGGCGGTACCGTTGGCGGTGTACCTGAGTTCAGGGTCCCGGGTCAGGTTCCCGGCGATTTGGACGCGGTTGAGGTTCATGACAGTTGAAGGGCGCGGAGCCTGACGTGCTTCACCAGGCGTTCGATTGTTGGGGTGGTGATCATGTCGCCGGTGATCCGGAAGACGGTCCAGCCGGCGAGCGCGGCCTCGTTGTACTTCTCGCAGTCCTTGGAGTAGCCGGAGCCGCGGGTGTGGCGGCCGCCGGTCCAGACGCCGCCCTCGATCTCGAAGGCGATGCGGGTGGTCTCGTGGGCGAAGTCGAAGCGCCAGCGGCGGGTCGGCAGAACCTTGACCTCCGGCTTCAGCTCGGGGCCTCCAAGCGCCTTCCAGAACAGGGAGAACTTCTTTTCGAGATGAGAGGCCATGGTCAGGTTCCCCAGTGCTGAAGTTCAAAGCGCCGCCCCATCCGGATGCCGTCCGCCTCGTCGTCAGGCGATTGCCCGAGGGCGGCCTCGCGATCGAACTCGACGGGCTTCGCGGGATCCGGGATGCGTCCGGTGCCGAGGCACTCAGGGCACTCCTTCAGCCGCATCTCCGTCGGATGGCTGTGGTCCATCGCGAACCCGTTTCGGCAGCGCTGGCAGCGGGTGAAGGCGGTCACGCTTCCCCCTTCTCTTTGTGATACTCCGCGACGTGCGCCTGCGCCTGCGGGTAGGTAGTCGGGACCAGCAGATGGCGCTCTGCCAGCTTGTCGCCTGCGGCTTCGATGCGCTTCGCTCGATCCTCCGCCTGGCGGATGTCGCCAATGCCTGAGGGCAGCTTCACGGTGCCATGGAGCCAGTTGGCCCAGAGGGCGCCGGGGTCTTGGACGACGGCTCTATACCTCGACAACTCATCCGTCAGCGCCACGTTCGCCGTGCGCATCGCGTTGATTTCAACCGTCAGCTTCGCCACCTCACCGCGAAGACATTGCCACGTCTGATGCGTCCGGCCGTCCGGCTTGGACGTGAGCACCAACGTCTGGCAGGCGTAGACGCTGCCGTATTTGTATGGGGTGGTAAATCGTTCACCGCAGAATGGGCATGGGTTCACAAAAACCCCTTTCTCATCCACCGCGGCACGTCCCACTCCGCGGCTTCTTCTGTGTACCCGGGCCACTGGTTTGCGCGGACGCACCGGATGTATGTGTCCAAAGCTGCTTGGTACGCCTCGCGTCCAGCTTGGATGAGCGCGTCCGTCATCCGGTGGACCTTCACCAGCCCTACCGTTCTCTCGTACGCGATGAACCGGAAGCCCGTGAACATGTGGCTTCCAAGTAGGTCCCACGCATCCATGTAGAACGCCGCCTGTAGGTGATAGCCCATGTCCCACGCGTGCTTCTGGAAGCCCTCCGGCGACGCATCCGCGCACGTCTTCAGGTCGCCCATGTCATCCCCTTGCGGGACGAGGTCGAGGCGGGCCTTGCAGGGGAACGGCCCAGTCTCGTGCTGGTGATGCCAGAAGAGGGTAACCTCCGTGTCTGCGCCTTCGAGCAAGTCGCGGGCCTCGCGGTTGGCCAGCACGCGCTCGGATGCGCGCTCGATCTCGTCGAGGTCGGCCCGCTCAACCACGATGAACCCGGCATCCTCCTGAATCTGCTGCCACTGCTTGCAATACTTCCTGCGCCAGTTCCACGGCTCGACGTCACCTGGCTTCGGGTCACGGAGTCCGCCCTTGTAGTCGGCCGGGACGATGTAGGTTTCCGGAACAACGCTGATTGCCGGGAACGGTTTGGCGGGTTCGAGGATCCGGTGGTGTACCAGCGTGCCCAGCACCATCTCCCATGTGGGCGGGGTCGGGTGCTGTAGCCGGTGAAGCAGGTGCGCCGGGGTCTTCCCGTGCAGCTCGCGAAGCTGCGACGCTGAGGCGGCCCAGCGGATGCCGTGGTAGCGGCCGGGGAGCCAATCGCGGTGGACGCCCTCGTCTATCGTGGGGATCTGGATCATGCCGCCTTCCCTCCATGCCGAAAGCCGCGCTCCGCGTTGGCTTTGATCTCCTCAACGATCGCCTCTGCCAGCGGAAGCTCGAACCGCTCGGCGAGGTCCATGCACCGGACGATGGTTCCGGCCAACTCCCGGACGAGCGTGTCCTTGGTCTTGGCGTCGGACCAAGTGGCGCGGTCGTGCTTCCTGACGGCTTCGATAGCCTCCGAGACCTCGGTCCCGACAAGCCCGAGGCACCCGATCGCGACCATGGGAACAACTCCCGGAAGGCGGCTTTCCATGATCGTGTTTCGGTCGTCCCACCAGCCGTTCAGCGTGTTCACGTCGAACGCGGCGCGCTGGGCGATATGGAAGAACAGGACAAAGTCAAACTGGGTGTTGTCGTCCGTGCAGATGAGCGGCTTGGCGTTCACTCGCCACCGCCTTCCACCTTCTCCTCGTTGTCCTTCACGATGGATTCCAGCCCCACCTTGAAGCCCTCGAAGGCGTCCTTGCCGAGGTTGTCCACGATCCACTCCTTGGACCGGCGGGCAGCCTTGCGAATGGCGTCGGCGCGCAGCTTCGTGGAGGGCTGCTCGCTGTCGAGGCGCTCGGAGATGGACTTGGCACCGACCTGAATCCGGAGGGCCGTGTACCAGCGGCCGTTGTGCCGGCCGATGACGATGATGCCGCGATCGTTGCCGGCTGGAGCGAAGATCGGGAGTTCGTCGCGCAGCTCGAAGGCGCTTTCCGCGATTAGGAGGTCCTGCTGGAAGTCGTCGCCCGTCATGGGCTCGTCCAGAACCGGGGCCGCGTCCTGCGGAGCGTCCTCGAGGTAGAAGAACTTCCGGCGGGCCTTGGCGTCGTAGACCACGACACAGCGGGCCTCGCGCATCTCAAACCCGGCCTGCAATTTGGTGCCCAAGCTGTCGATCCGGGTCTTCGCCTCCTCGGCGCGCAACTTGAACGAGGCCTTCACCGTGTTGAACTCGGTCTCGACTGCCCGGGCCGCGGCGATGGCCTGCCCAAGGTCGTTGCCGAACACGAGCTTCTCGGCGTCGCTGAAGTTGTGGCGGACGAACTTCACCTCGACCTTCGGTGTAATCCGAGGGACCGGCTTCGCGGCCTTCGTGGTTTCGCCTTCTGCGGGGATGTACTCTTCGGTGTGTTTCATGATGGGTCTTCTGCTGATGGTTTCGGTTTGGACTACGTTCTGACGACTGCCTTGACCTCCTGCTTGATCACGAGGCCGGGGATATCGCGCTCGCCCTGGCGAATGCGTGTAATGATGTCGTTTCGGCGGACGACGAGGTCGACCAGCTCCGGCCGCGCGGCGTGCAGGGCCTTGATGTCGACAACCTCGAACACCCAAACGTTGGAGACGGAGGTTCCCGCGGCCTTTGGTGCGACAGGGGCGGGCGTCCGGAGGACTTGAGCTTGCGACAACTTTGCCGCATCGGCCTCCTTGTGCTTCTGCGCCTCCACGGACGACGCCTTTTCCTGCGCCTCCTTGGCTTCCTGCTGGGCCTTGGCGCGGGTCTCTGGATCGGTGGCCTCGCGGGCCTTCCGGTCAGCCTCGGCCTTGGCCGCCTCCGCCTCCCGGGCCTGCCTGTCCAGTTCGGCCTTCTTCGCCGCGGCTTCTTCCTGCTGCCGCTTCAGCTCCGCCTGCCGCTTCTCCTCGGCCTCGCGGGCAATGCGCTGCTGTTCGGTGACCCACGTCAGATGGATCGCGGAGAGTCGCTTCTTCGCCAGCTCCAAGGGCTCAACGAACGTCTTGGCCGCCTCGTCGATCTTCCGTCCCAAGGCCAACGCTGGGGCCTTCACGATCTGCCGCCCGTCCTCGGTGACCTTCAGAAGCTGATTGATCTCGCGCAGGGCGTTGACCACTTCGCCTTCGGTGTCGGCGTCCGTGATGACGTCGGGGCAGAAGTCAGCGGTGTCGATCACCGCGTTGCGTCGGCTGTATGTGTCCTCGGCAATCTCGACCTTCACCAGGTCGAATCCGCTGACGGCAATGGGATTGGCGGCGCTCACGCTGCACCTCCCCGCTTCTGGATGTTGCGACGGCGGCGAGCATCTCGGACCTGTGTCCGGTATGATTTGCGCTCCGGGAACCTGACGGACCTAGACTCGGTGCGCGGAGCGAGCGCGAACAGTTGCGGAACCTTGAAAAGCTCGCCACCCATCGCGAGCGCCATCGTTGCGGCAATAGCTGGATTCACTGGGCACCGCCTTCCTTGAGCCGCTTGGCCTGCTTGACGAAGTTGTCGAGCGACCGCAACAGCCGGTCGCACATGGGTTCGGCCAGCTCGCCGAATGAGGTCTCGACGACATCCTGCCCGCGGCTGTCCAAGAACTTGACCAGACCGTCGAAGTCCACACCTGCCGCCAGAAACGCCTTCTGAATCTTCTCCCGCTTCGCATCCAGCTCCGTCTGTGGCGGTGCGCCAGTGGTCGATTGGGGCGCGGGATCCGCCTGAACGGGTGCAGGGAAGGGGACGGTGCCAGACGCGTCCGTAGGGGCAGCCTGAGGCGCGGGAGCGGGTGCCTGTGTTGGTGCCGGCGTTGGATCTGGAGCGGTAAACTTCGGAGCTTTGGCCGGGAGTTGCGGGCGCTGCGTTGCAGCCTCAATCTGCCCCTCTTCGCCAGCCTCACCTTCGGGCATGATGTTGCCCGTCATCTGCTCGTAGCACCGCTTCAGGAATTTGCGGGTGGCCTTGCCGAGGAGTTGGTCGGCTCCGCTGAAGTCATCGCTCTTGACCGGGATGGATGCCTTCAGCGTCTGCGGTTTCCCGTCGTGGAACCACGTACCTTCGCACTCGATAATGACGCCCCCCGGCTTGTTTCCCGGGACGCCCAGGCTGACCTTGAAGTCGGTGATGTGCTTCAACCCGCGGATGAGGAACTCGAAGCCTTCCTTCGTGCAGTAGGTCCGGCCGCTGATGATGTTCCATTGATTGCCGACCAACTGGAGCCCGCGCAGCCCGGCCTCGATCGCGCAGTCTTTTACCACGTCGTACGGGTACGGCTGGTTATACTCCCCGGTCTTCCGGTTCTTGGTCTTCGGGTCCTTATCGGTCCGGAACCCGATCGCGCTGTCTTGGAGCGCAATGATGCGGGCCTTGATTGCCGGATCATCAAACAGCCGGCGAAGGCTCTCCATGCTCTCCGCCACCTGAAGGGCAGCGATGATGTTGCCCGACGATCCGGAGCCGAACGCGGCCATTGCCGCTTCGTTCGCCTGCTGGATCGCCAGGGCGGTGTCCTCACTCACCGGGGCCATCCCGGTCTGAACCGGGCCTCTTCTTCTCGTCAATTCCTGTGTACTCATGGGTCTTCTGTTGTGGTTTCGGAACGAAATCAGTGCATGCGGCGGACCGTGCCGTGGAACGCCATCCAGTGGCGCAGGCGGGTGCCGCGTTGGTTCTTGGTCTTGGGTGCCGTCGCGCTCAGGCGCAGGCCCGCGGCGAGGCACATGAAGGCGGCGATGAGGAGTGCGGTGGTCATTTCAGGTTTGGGTTAAAGAATTCCCCCCGCGCCCGAACCCAATCCCGATGCACGACAGGTGCAGCGGTCCGTTCTGCCACGAGCGCGGGGGAAAGCTGGCGCGAGCACCGTGGAGATCCGCGCAACCATGCCGCCCAATTGAGGGGTGGGCCGAGCCGCGCGGCTTCGGGGCTGTGATGTTACTCCTCGGACCCGCTTGCTTCTCCGCCGAGGACTCGCATTGAGTGGTTGCGGGGCCGGGATTCGAACCCGGTGAGGTGGGCGTATGAAACCGACCTGCGTCCAACGCTCCCCGCCAAAGAAATGCCGCCGACCCGCCCTCTGCGACGCACCCGTTGGTCAGCTCAATCGGGCCGGCAGACAATCCGGCAACCACCCATGTCTTTGTGCATCGCCCTCTCGGGCCGGCGGCAAAAGTGTTCACGCGAAGAAGCCTTTCCCCGTGGACTGAATCCAGCGGTCGAGTTCCTCGCGGAAGAAGACGAGTTCCCGCCCGATCTTGCGGTGGGGAATGGCGCTCTGGCGCACCCGGTACCGGAACGTGCGTTCGGGCATGGGCTGGCCGTCCTCGCGCAACAGCTTCCCCAGGTAGGCCCGGGTCGAGGCGGCGGACATCGGCGTCAAAACCAGCTTGGGGTTCTGAGTCACAAGCCGCTCCTTTCCATCTGGCGCAGGCGAAGCCCGCGCTCCTTCACCAACTCGTTCCACAGATCGGTGCAGCGGGCCTCTGCCAAGAGGCGTGCCCGTTGCTGCCTTCCAGCCTCCCGGGCGAACCAAAGAGCCATGACCCATCCGAGCAGGGCCACAAAGGCGACGGAGGCGATGGACAGGATCAAAGCGTTCACAAGCCCCTCCTCTCGGCGTTGCGGGCGTCGTCGAAAGAGTTCGCCGCCAGCTTCATCAGCTTCGGCTGGACGTCCTCGAAGCCGGGGCGGTGGGCGGCAACAGCGAAGTCCACGGCCTGCAACGCGAAGTGAACCGCTGTGGGGTTCACGAAGAGCGTGATGGGCTTCTCTTCGGGTTCGGGTTGGATGGTGGCCATACGGCGGGGGAGGTTGAGGGTTTGGGTGGGGGTTGGGCTTACGCGGCAGGGACAGACGTAGGCTTGGCGGCTTTTCGTCTCCTGATAGGCGCCTTGAACCCACCTCGCTCAAGGCCCGCTCTCGCAAAGCGGCGTAGAATGTCCGACTTGGAGAGCTGCTCGCGGCTTGCGAGTTCAGCAATCGCTCTATCCATTTCCTTAGTGATTTGGAAGCTGATCGTCTGCACGGAAGAAGTCTTAATATCACTCAATGCGGACTTCAATATGTTTTTTGGCTTTTCTTAATAAGACTTAACAGGCGTCATCTGCCCATGAACACGAAGGCAGACAAATCAAGGAAGACGAACCCCGTAGGGCGAGCCACGAAGAACGTGTCCTTCAACTCGCCGCTGGAGCTGAAGCTTGCGCTGGAAGGTTACGCTGAATCGCAAGGCAAATCCCTTGGCGAAGTGCTTCGCCAGTTCGCGGCTGAGGGCTTGATTGCAAACGGGATTCGAGTGGACGAGGCGGTTGAAAAAGCCGCTGTTACAGCGGCAAAGGAAAAGGCCAAGAAGATTCTCGGTCGCTCATAGCGTCCGCTTGCCATCGCAGGGCAGTAGCCAGGGCAGTCAATGCCGCGGCGTAGTTCCTCACCTCGTCGGCCGTAAGGTCCTGGCTGATTTCCAACGCCTCACGCATCACAACGTCATGGTCAATTTGGGTGTTTGATCCATCGGGATTCATGCCGTCAACGCTGCCACTTTGGCAGGGACATCCGTTGTCCCTCCCCTCTGTGAGTTGTTCACACGGTGTTCACAGTGTGGACATTGACCGATGGACGCTGGTACAGATTCCACCATGTCAGCCCATCATGAAGTGTCGTTCACAACCAAGAACACCGCCTCACTCGTCGCGGGTATCCTGTCCACGCTGTTTGGCATCGTCGCCTTGCTGGTCACCTGGATCCCGTACTTGGGCGTCTTCGGTCTTCCAGCCGCCGGCATCGGAATCATCCTCGCCCTGTTTGGTTGCATCGCCGCGCTCATGAAGGGGAAGGGATGGGGCCTGCCGATGCTTGGTGGAGCGATCTGCCTGACCGCGTTCTTGTTGTTCGTCGCGTCGACCTCGGGCGCCAATGCCGTCATCAAGGAAGTGGCCAAGGCCAACCAGCAGCAAGCCGCGGCCGAGGAGCCCGCACAACAGACCGCGCCATCCGAACCCACGCCAAAGGTTGAAGCCGCGTCAGAACCGAAGGCCGAGACAAAGGTGGAAGCGGTTCAGAAGCCGGCCCAATTCGAGCCCATCGAAGGAGCCTTCGGAATCAAGCTCGGGGACAAGTTCGACGTCGCATCAGCCGAGACCATCGGAAAGCTGACGGACGGTACTCCACTATACGCGTTCACGCCCGCCAACCCCTTCCGGTCCTTCACCCGGTACAGCGTTCAGGTCACGCCCGTGTCGCATCGCGTGTGCGCTGTCTGGGCGGATGGAAAGTTCAATGAGTCGGATGAGGCCAAAAAGGAGCGGGATCTTGTGCTCAAGCTTCTGGTCGGGAAGTACGGTCCAGAGGCGAAGAACAGGATCACCTTCAGCGACGTGAAAAGGATCCAGTCCGGCGATCGATACGTGATGCTGAGCACACCCGTGGTATTCGGTGGTGGGAAGCTCGAAGTTCGATACGTGGATGAGGCCCTTGAAAAGCAGGCGGAGAAGGAGCGGCTTGATGCTGAAGTCAAAAAGGTCAACGCGTCTGGGCTGTGAATCCCATCACGCCCATTCAGAAATGAAAACGCCCGCGGCCGTGTGGCTCGCGGGCGGTGGTTGCTGCGCGGTTCGCTACGTCTTGCTTTCCCCAAGCTCCGCGTCGGCTGCGGCGTTGAGTTTTGCCGTCACCCACTCCGACAGTCCGCGGCCGGGGGCTTTGCGGGATGCGAGGACCCATCGGCCCTTGGTCTCCCTCGTCGCTCGCACGGTCAGGACGTGCGTGGCTGGCTCGTCGCCGATCTGGCGCGCCTTGTTGCCGACCTTGAAATCGCCGTTCTTTCGGTGGTTTGTCATCGAGCAATCCTTTCGATCGCCGCGTGGTACTTCGGGGCCGGCCGATCCTCGCCCGCCAGCCATCGGCGCAAGGTGCGGTCAGAGACTCTGATCTCCGCGGCAACCTCGCGCACGCTGAGACCGTTGTCGGCTCCAAGTCCGGAGGCCCCCTTGCGCTTGCGGAGAGCCTTGGCAATTCGCGCAAATGCTTTTGGGGGCTCTGGATGGACCCGCTTGCCCTTGCGTGCGCTCTGCATTGCCGCGAGCGCGGCGGCCTTGGCTGGTGTCATGGTGTGAGTGCCGTCTGGCACCTCCACACTCCCCGCCAATGGCAGAGAGTGGGAAGAGGTCAGGCAACACGCACCAGTCCGCCGCCTCCGGTGATTTCACCGACCGGACCGGCCAGCGTTTCTTTTGCGGATTCAACGGTGTGGAATTCGCCGCAGCCTTGGCACGCGAAATGGCCGACGTCGTATGTGACCTTGCGGTTTCCAGAGTGGTACTTGTTGCAGCGCAACTTGCTCATCGCCTGCTTGATCTCGTTGGCTTTCATGGAGTGTTCGGCGTAAGTGGTGTAAGTGGTGTTTGGGGTCAGTTACCAGCGGTAGTGCTGGCCGTTGCTGGCGACGAAGAGGTCAGTTTCATCCACCCCGCCGTCGATCATTTCGCCCTCGATCTCCTCCCGCACGCTGACGGGGATGTCCTGCGCGTCAATGTCGCGCCAAGCGTGACCTTGGCCGCTGCGGTCAATCTGGACCTGACGCCCGCCGATCAGGGATTCGCTTTCGGTGCTCTCAGGCTTGGCCACGGTAGATTCGGTCCAGTCGATCACATATCCGGCGATCTCCGTGTCAGAAATAACCTGGGCGAGCGCTGCCGGGTTGTTCGTGCGGCGCTTGCTGGCAATCAGGTTTCCATCCGCGTCCTGTGCGATAATCTCGCCCTTGCTGTTATGGCCGATGGTGGCTGTTTTGGTGCTCATGTTGCTGCTTTCGATTTGCGTGCCGGTTCCGCCGGCTCGGTTGTCGTGTTGACGGTGTGACAATGCCCCGGTTCCGTGCGTATGTCAACACATACGCTAAAGAATTCCGCGCACCGTGCCGAACCACGCCTCCGCCTGCTCCCTCCCCGCTACGGCCCGGTAGTGCCGGAAGATCATGCCGGGGCTGTTCCCCATCTCCAGCGCAACCTTCGCCTCGTCCTCGACGATGGCCATTCGATAGGTACCGAACGAGTGCCGGAGCCCGTTGTGGACCCACTTCACGCCAGCCTTCTTCGACAACGCCGTCAGCGGCTTCTGGAGCCCGTACCAGTCGCAGACCCGGCCGGTGCTCCGGATCGGTTCCAGCCATGACGACAGGGCACGGAGGACCGGCACAAACCGCCTCTGCCTGGTCTTCGAGTTCTCGGCCCGGACGTTGACGTGGGTCGGTTGGACGTCTTCCCAGTTCAACCGCTGGATCTCCGCCGTACGCAATCCGGCGAATGCCCCGAGGGCAAGGAAAGCCACCATGCGGGGATCTTGCGCGGCGCCGAGGAGGTCCTGCAGCTCCTTCGGGGTGAAGATCCGGACGTGGGCAATGGTGCGGGCCAGCTCGATGCCGGACAGGTCCAGAAACCCCTTGGGCAGGTACCCGCGGCGTTCCGACCAGTGAACGAGGGAGGAAACCGAGCCAACGAAGTTCCGCTGGGTCCGCGGGGATACGTGGAGGCTCCGCACCCATGTCTCCACCTGGCGGGCGGTGACCAGCGACAGGGGGACCCGGAATGCGCCGGCAAACCGATCCAACCGCTTCCGGAGGTCGTCGACGTGCGCCTTCGACCGTCCGGCCTGCTCCTTGGCCGCCACGAACTCCTTCACCACCTCGGCGACGGGTGGGGCGTCCGCGGGCGTTCGGTCACCCCATGCGCGGCATGCCTCGAGAACTTGGCCGCCCGACAACCTTCGCCCCTCTGACAGTTCGGCGGCCGCCGTGTCGATCGGCTCGTCACCGAGGATCTGGCGGGCGCGTTGGTAGGCGATCAAGGCGTCCCCGGTCAGCGTCAGGGAGGTGGAGCCCAGGCGCGAGATGCCCCGGGCAATCTGGCGGGCGTGTGCGCGAGCCTTCGAGGGATCGGCAAAAGCCTTGCGGCATCGTTTCTCGCCTTCGTACCAGACGACGGTGTGGAGATGGCCGTTCGTCCGCTCCACCCGGTAGATGGCGATCGAAACCGACCCGTCTTTGATGACCTCCCACGGCTTGCCCATGGGGTGCATTCTGTGCCGAGTTGTCGACTTTCTGTCGACTCGGAACGGAATCCTCGAATTTCCGGGGAAAGAACGGTGGAGGCGGGGGGAGTTGAACCCGGTGCTGT